CGGAGCACGTGTAACAAGTTGCAGAGCACTGCGAGCGAAACCAATGTTACGAGCACCAGCCGCTTTGACGGTGATCGCTGTAGTGGATGCTGGAATTGCAACGCGAAGACCAGGCGCATTCAAGGTGATTGAACCACCGTTTGAAACGTCTGTGTCACCGGAAGCAACAACATACTGGTTTGTGTCACCGGCGAAAGTAACTACATCACCAGCCAAGACCGTACCAGTACCCGCAGAATCGAGTGCAATCACTGTCTTACCAACCGCATAACCAGTCGCGTCAGTTGTTGCAGAATCACCGGTTCCCACAGCAGGTGTCAAAATCTGAGCTGATTCCTTGATCGAGAAGTTGTTCAAGTTCAAAAGCTCACCATCACGCAAAGTCATTGCAGTACCGGCTTCGTTAACTTTAGTCAGTTGACTTAAAGTACGGAGAGAAGCACCTGCACTTGTGTCGAGGATTAATGAACGTTCTGACAATGGTGCGCCGTTATCGTCCAAGATTTTCTTCAACTGTGCAGTTTCACCAGTGTTTGTACCAAACGGTGTAGTTCCCGCTGCACCATACATACGTGATGCCGCGCCGTAAGCTTCAACAGCAAGATCTGCTTCAATCTCGTTCGTGAGAGTACGAAGAGCTTGGGCAAACTGGTCAGCTTGCACAGACATGGCGCCGGGACCGTTGTTCAAACCTTTCATCTCTTCACCGTTCCAACCAAATTGGACGGAGCGAGACTTGGTGATTTGAAGCTGACCTGTGCCGATTGTTTGGTCAGCAGGTTCAGGGATTGCCATTGCAGGGGCGATGTCAGTCGCGACTGAAGCGGGAGCAACATGGTATGTTACGTTTTCACCTACAGCAGCACGTTCCGCACCGGCGTTGCGTGTAACACCCGGGATAAAGCCGACCTGTTCACGTGATACAACGTCCAAACCTTGATAAAGATCAGGAAGTAGACCTGTGATTACGTTGTCGAACGCAAAAACGTCCAACAAGCTCATGTGTGTTTTATTTTTCATTTTGTAGTACCTCTTGTTTTGAGGTGCAGAACAGAAAGTGCCGCACCAGTTGATTGACTTTTTAAGTGATGAGGCCATCCAGCCGGTGCGCTTCTTTTCATCCGAAAATTAGCTATATTTAAAAATACACGTATAATTAACAGTCTGTCAACTATGAATCCACAATTGTGACCTCACCTTTTCCTGCTTTACCGGCGAGAGTAGCCTGTTCGTTAGGTGGAAGCTTGTCAAACTCGGCGCGGGTTACTCTGCTTGAGCTGCTTCGCATACCACCACTGTCGGACCCGCCAGAACCGGTTTTACCGTCTGCTTTAAGGATCTGATCTTTCTGTGAGTGAGTGTCCACCAAGATCTTAAGGGACTCTTCCGGTGTAGCATGTTCACCTACACGTTCTTTCGACATGAGTTGGTTGCCGTTGTTATCGAAAGCTTTAATCTCACCATCTTCGACCTTGAAGTTCTTTCTGAACGTTGACTCGAACATATCACGAGGAACTGCAATATCGTCTCGGACGAACTCGCTTGAAGAGAATACTTGTTCAATACGCATGTTGTCGCCAGCTTTGGTTAGTTCGGTAATTTTACCGTCTTTTTCCGCGAGCTGTTCCGTGAACTGGGTCTTCATCTCGTCTCTGACTTTATCGACTTCACCAGCGTCGATGAGTGTCTTAGCGTCGAGCTTGGAAACTGTCAGCAGTGCTTCACGTGCTTTTTCAGCATCAAGACCTTCGTATGTTTTAAGTTTGGTCTCGGCTGCTTCTTTTGCTTCACGGTGGGCTTTTGCTTCACCGTTGAGCTTTGAAATAGTATCTCCACCAACCGTCTTTTCGGCACCAGTAGAATCAACGTAAACAGGGTTACCATCTTTTACTTCGATGTTACCGTCTGTGTCGAGCTTCCAACCACCTGAGTTGTTGAATGCAAACATTGTAGTGAGTAGTGTTGTAGTCTTTAATAGGTTTTTCATATCTCTATCATCCAATAGTTGCGCCGAATTTTATCCAAAACAAGGCTAGGGTTTAATAATTAGTCATTAGTGTTAACATCTTCTTCTTCTGGCGCCTCAGTGTCAACCCCGTCTGAAGGTATTTCATTTAATAGTTTTGTCTTTTCATCCTCGAAGTTGAACTCAGGTGATAAAATCTTACGGCGTTTATATTCCAACAGGTAGGTTTCCTGCGACAAGTCACCACGATCGCGAGCAGCGTTGAGCGCGTCCAGATCCTTACCGTCGTCGAGAACGTTGTCAAACCCTGTAAAGACATGAACCTGCGGGTCGTATGTTGTATCACCCATCCAGAGCGCTGTTAGGACGAGTGCGTTTTCCAGAGCGTCTTTAAGCTGTAGCGCCCATGCTGTCACAGCGCTTCTCGCCTTACCTGCCGCGACAGATGTTGTCACTGTGGTGAGCTGAGAAGAGAGTGCTGTCAAAGGTTGGCGACCCAATTCACGAAGATCCTGCTTGGTCATTGCGATGTTCTTCTGCAAGAACTCCATGGAGTTGGCATTAGGCTCGATGAACTTCCATTCACCGTGATTACCGGCTCCATCTGGAACACCGTAGAGAACCTTCATAGGTCCAATACCAAGCTTCTTGTTCGTTTTACCGTCAGATTCCTTCTCAGGTCTCATACCGTTGGCAGCAAGCATAGGATAGCCGGCCATCGTCTTGATGAACTCAAGAGCAGATTCGTTACGATAAAGCACGATCTGAAGGTCGGCTGCATCACGCATCGCGGGATAGAATTTGAAGGTTTTACCGTCGCGGCGACCTGTTGAGAAAGGCACGAAAGGAATGATCCCGATTGAGATGTTTCCACTGTCGATTAGAGTAAACATGTCTTTCTCGTTCTGGGCTTTGTCGTTGTGCTCGAAAAGTTCCCAAGTCACAACACCTTCTTCACTGCGTTTGAACACTCTAACACTGTCTTTTTTACCACCATGGGCGGGTTCGAACATCCTGAAGTAAGTAATTACCTCTTTGGTGGCTGTAATTTGTGTACGGACCTCAAGCACGTTTTTAGCCAGAACATGCGACCAAAACGGGCGAATACCAGCTTCTTTTTGCTGTTTCTGGTTTCTAACCTTACTGGTGTCAACATTAGGGTAATCCACCATGATCCAGTCGATTGCACTGTTTATCCCGTTGAAAAAGGTCAAGGAAGAAAAGACGGTGAGGTTATTACCTGCACCATCTACGTCTTCAATGAACTCGGTGATGTTCACAGGGTTGCGCTCTTCACCGCCTATAAGTTTGACCTCATCCTCGAACGGTTTTGTGGATAACGCCTCTAGGACGTCGCGGTAAATGTTTGTGAACTTCGTATTTTCGAGACGCGTCTGGTAATCTTTATTCTCCTCATCGGGAAACCTGGGAAGGTATTTGTCCGTCGCAGACTTGATTGCGTCATAACCCTCGACGATGTCGTCAACCATGGTCCAATAAGACATCATGACTTCAATATCCTTAGAGCGTTTCATCAGTGGGTGGTCAATTTTACTAAATGTCATCTTTATTTCTCCGTTAAGTCACTATACACCTAGTGACCGTATGATCCTACTACTATCTGCGCACCGTCTGTGGGTATCGGATAGTATGCTTGAACACCACTATCTGCGAGGTTGGGTGATTTTGTTCCATCTGGTTTCTTATCTATCAACATTTTCAACTGTGAGGATTGCCCTCGTGTTGGTTGTGCTAACTCTTTCTTCAACTGCTCAAGCAACGGCATCCTGCTGTCGAGACTGATCAATTCATCAACCGGATAAATGACCCCCTCAGTAACAGCCTTGTGCGTTTTGTAGAAACGAGTGCGCAAAGACCACCACGCTTGAGCCTTCAGGTTAGCAAAGAAATCCTTGTTCATCAAGCTTTCATCGTCGTCCGGGATGATACGGTTGTATGGTCCCAACACCTTAGCGCCCGCATTCCACGGTACGAAAGGTATATCTCTGGCGTTGATAAGGATCTCACCGGTCGCAGGGTCAACGTCTTGCGTGAGCCGGTTATATTCTGATTTCACACCCGCTCCAACACCGATGCTGTCGTATTGACAACTGATATGCCCTGAATAGGGTCGGCAAGCCACCACAGCACGGCGTGCTGTGACACCTGGGTCTCTCTCGCCCCATTCTGAAGTATGACGCCATATGATCCACTCACGCATCGTCAGAGCGTTTCTGTCGTTACCCTCATCGGCAACGTCGAGACCTGCAACCCATGTGCCGAGCTTCTTCTCGGTCTCTGCGGCAATGTACGGTACGTGAATGTGTGCATCGACTGCGGAGGTGATCCACTCATACGAAATGACAGTGTTTGAAATGGCAGCAGAATAATTGCGGTCAACCTCTTGCGCGAACACATGAGCCATACCTTCACGATCGTACTTGGCTTTCCTCAGGTCGTACCACTCTTGGGTTTTGTTAGGGTGATCTTTCCAGTCCATGACGAAGATCCGGACGAAGCCTTTTGGTAGCTTTTTACCGCGTTCCCACATGACACCGTTCTCCCTGCGACGATGGAACACGTTACCCAGACCATTTACGGATGAAATGTCAACCTGACAGTTGGTGTTGTCACCTAGCGCCGCCTCAATCTTCTCAGGGCGTTCATAATGGGCGCTCTCGTCTTTAAGCACCATCGCATTACGACCACCACGACCGATGTTGTCACCAGCCTCACCGCCAATGAACGACCCGTTGACAGGGTTTCTCAGCTTGAGGAATGTCGCGTTACGCTTGGCGTTGAAGCCCTCAGGTAGCCAAATTCTAGGTAGCCTTTTTAGAATGAGACGCATTTTCTCGAAGATACTGTCAACGTTGCCAGGTTGGTCAACAAGCGCCTCTTTACGCGAACCCCACTGCAGCGAATCATCGTCTTTGAACAGGAAGCGCCAGACACAATAACCACACACAACCCATGTAGCACCCATGTCACGCGCCTTCTCAAGTAACCCGCTTTCCTGATCCCTATCCAAGTCCTCAAGGAACTCGATGAGCTCGACCTGCTTCTCGAAGAAGACAAAAGGTATCCATTTGCTACCGTCACGGCGAGGGTCATAGGTGTCCATCCAGTGCATGATAAACTCAGCCGGTC